TGATAAGGGCATCTTGGCAATGATGAATTTCAAAGCCAAAACTGAATACACGGCTGAGGAAACCCGCAAAAAGCTGATAGAGGCATTCCTAGACCCTGCAAGCAAATTCAGGGGCGCAAGCAAAGACATGGCTTCTACGTGGGACGGTTTGCTAGGCATGGCTGCTGACCGCTGGTTTGAGTTCCGCAACAAGGTCATGGATTCAGGCTTGTTTGAGGGCTTGAAAGCTAAAATCCAGTGGATTCTTGGCGAGTTTAACAGGCTGACGACTGAGGGAGTGATTGACAAGTGGGCGGCATACACGGCCCAGGCATTCCAGAAGTCCATAAACCTGATGATCAAGTCCGTGGGCTTCTTTGCAAAGAGTTGGTACTCAGTAAAGCATGTGTGGGACGCTGTATGGCAATACATCTACAAGGGTCTTGAGTGGCTATTCCAGAAATTTGCAGACCTTGAGCGCTGGTTTGCTGGCATGCTCAACAGGCTCCCTGATTTCATCAAGAAGCACTTAGGCATTGAAGGCTATCTGGCAACGGCTGGTGATACGTGGGAAAATGCGTCTGGTATCTTTGGCGAGATGTCTGACGAGTATGGTGCAAAGGCACTAGGCCAGCTTGACAAGATCGAGGCCATTAACAAGGCCGTTGAAAGCTTGCAGATCAACCTTGGCACTGCCCCAACAGCTAACATAGGCAGTGGCAAGGAAGCCCCAGGCCATGAAGATTTAAAGCAGCTTTCAGAAGGCTTGAACAAGGGCAAAGAAGAAGCCGACAAAACGCTTGAAGAATTGACACCCAAGATGCAAAAAATAGCAGACGGCATTAAGGCCGTTTTTGACGCTATGGGCAATTCCTTGGCTGATTTCTTTCAAAAGTTTGCTGAGAGCGGCAAACTGAACATTAAGGCGCTGGCGCAAAGCTTGCTGAAAGAATTGCAAGCTGTAGCGGCCCAAAAGACAGCCAGATTATTGATGGAAGGCGCTTACAATCAAGTTATGACGTTTATTTATACGGCTGCACAGAGGCCAGACTTAGCTGCCACTGCTCAGGCTGCTGCTAGTGCTGCATTTGCTACGGCCCCGATATTTGCAAGCTTTGTAGTTGGGAGCGGCCTAGCTGGAATGGCGCATAGCGGCATATCTGCTGTGCCTGAAGATGGCACTTGGCTGCTAGAGAAGGGTGAGCGGGTGTTAGATCGAGACACCAACAAGGACTTGAAAGACTATCTGAAAGGCGGTCAACCACAGATTGTCAATAACATTGAGATCAATGCCACTGACGGGAAAAGCGTGGAAAGGGTGATGCCTCAATTGACGAAAGCCATTGAGGACGGCATTTGCAAGAACATTGCCCAGGATGGAGCAATCCGTCAGACCATCATCAAGTACACTCAATAGGAAACAGCAATGTTAGATGAAAAGACGGAAAGAGCGCTTGGCGCAGAGCTAAATAGAGCGTACATGAAGGTCGCTGCACGCTTCCCTGAGTTAGTCCAAAGGGAGTTAATGCTTATTGGGCTGGCGAGGCTTGTCACCCTCAGTGATCGGGGCTTGCGGAACTTGAATCAGATCATCATGGGCGAGCTGGCAGACGCTCAAATGCTTAATGATTACAAATAGATTTCCATGTGAGGAACTGGGGTTTACCTCTTGGCCCTGGTGCCTCGCTCTCCCCTCTATTGGGGAATAGAATAGATTTATTGTTGCGCCACAACAATACGAGCCCAGGGCTGCAACTTTGGGCTCAAATCTCCTCCTGTACGGGGCGGTCTTGATGGCCGCCCTATTTATTTGGAAAGGAAAATGATGGCGAGTAAGCATTGTAAACGGCTACGGGCGTGGGTAACGCCGAATATTTGTAAGGCGTGCCAGGGCCACGGTGCTATAGACTGCGATAATCCAATGCTGGCAGTAGCCAAAACCAAAAAGGAGAATAACACAAATGGCAGACAACAACGGAAACAAGAATCTGATGGCGAGCGACTTCGTAAACGAGAGCAGGCTATTAGATTGGTTGAACGTAGACTCCAAGCAACTTGCCTCTATGAGGGCACGGGGTTTTCCCTACATTCAAATGGGGAACAAAGCACGAATGTATTATCTACCGAGCGTAGTAGTCTGGTTGAAAGATCGAGAGCGTCAATCATAGAGTTGGACTCCTTAAAAAACAGTGCTACAGATTGCTCTGCAATAGACTCCAACACTCTCCAACATTCTCCAATATAATACAACAGAGTTTTTAGTGGATGGGTACTTGGGGCCGTATTTATTAATCGGAGGTCAAAACAATGGATTTAAAAGATTGCAAGTGGAAGCTGGCGAAGTTGGGAACGTTCTATCCTGATATGGACGAGGACGAAATCCTACACCTAGCACTTGATGCACTTTTTCTCAAAACCCTTGAGACTATGCACGGGCCAGTTGCGGGGTGTGAAACGGCAGACGAAAGGGTGAGGAATTTATTGTTTGGCGAGCCAGAAATGTCAATAGAGGACATAGTGGAAAAGACTCTGGCAGATTTTGAGGCAAGCACTAAGTAAGCGCTTAATGGTGAGGGACAAGCCTAGGCTTTGGAGAGATGCCCAGCTAGGGTTTGAGGTTAAGGAACCACTGGTAATGGGAATATGGAAACCTAGCGGGCTTTCTCTGAGCTGAGCATAGTCCTTACGTGATTTAAAGTCACTTTAGCTAAGCACATTAAATGTACTTAGCATAGTCCTTACGCTGTATGTAATATTATTAATTGGGGAGCGATAAGAAGTATTGGGAAAATGATTCGATGATCACGGCCCGCTGAGGCCGTTTTTTTGTGCTCCCACGGCCCTGTCAACGGCTTCCCAGGCCGGAGTCACAGGGAATTTAACTAAAGATAACAAGTAATTGAAAGCACGCCGTAAAACGTGTGTAAATTTAGGTGTAAATCAATGCCAGGAAACAAGCCCACGAAAAATCAGATAGTAGCCCAAAGCAAGCCCAGGGACAGCAAGGGGCGATTCGTGTCAAGCAAAACAGGAACGATCAAAACCGTAAGCTGGGCTGACGGGGCGGCTGGCTTTTTCCAATGGCTCGATGACGTACAGCCTAACATTCCCAGTAGCAAGGGCGGCTATGAGCTGTTCAAGCCCACTGACGAGCAGCGTAAGGGCATTGAGAAAGCGCTGGCACAGGACAAAGACGGCAATTTCATCTACCAGACAATCGTGTGGAGCTTCCCCAGACGGCACTCTAAGACGATCTTAAACATTCTGCTGGTGCTGTGGCGCTTCTGTACGAGGGAAGGCGAAAACATCAAGATCATGGCGAACAGCGAGCGCCAGACCTTGAGTGTAGGCTTTAAGCTGGCGAAACAGATCGTGTTGAATACCCCAGCACTGAGAACACTTATAGGCGCTAAGAACGTAAGGACGTATGACATACGCTACCCTAAGCTTGATAATCTCATTCAGGCTGTCAACTGTAATGTGGCAGGGCTCTATGGCGAGAAGATCACTTGTGCCCACGTCACAGAGATACATGCAGCCCCAGACGGCGGGGAAGCAATGCAAGTCATGGCAAGCTCGCTGGGAGACACTGAGAACAGTTGGCTGCTCGTCGACAGTACGTGTGACGCTATTGGCGGGGTTTTGCATACCCTTGAGCAGTTAGCTGAAAGTGGCGACGACCCGACGATCTACACCAACATAATCCGTTACAAGGACTTGGCAGAGGCTTTGGAGAAAAGCCCGCCGTGGATTAACAGGAAGTGGCTCAAGTCAAGGCAGAAGCAGCTACTCCCAGCGGTCTTTGAAACGCAACATCTCAACCAGCGTAGCTCAGCCAATAACAACCTGTTCGACGTGAAGCACATTAAAGCCTGTCAGCGTAAGTGGAAAAGCCCACTAGCCCCAGAGGTACTGCAAGAGCTTGCCCACGGACGTAAGCACCTAACAGGCGGCGGCTTAGATCGGGCTTACTTTGGCTCGATACACGGCGACAAGACGATCTGGACGGCTGTTGCCAAGGTTGCAGGGGTAGATGGCGACGAGCCTGAATGGATTGTGCTCAATCAAAAGAACGTGCTGGGGAGCCTTGCCAGCGGCATAAAGAAGGCGATCAGCAAGGATATGGCCCAGTATGGCTTACAGAATATCGTGGTTGAGTCCTATAACTCCCAGGACATTTACACATGGCTTTTAGAGCAGCCAGGGTGGAATGGCGAAGTCATACACCCGACAAACACAGCCCAGCTAGAGCCATTCATGCAGCTCTACCGGATAGTCAAAGAGAAGCGACTGCACTTTGGCAAGAATCTGAAGGGGCTCAAAGAGGAAATGGAAACCTTTGTCTACACACTGGGCAAGGGCGGGCAACCGAAGTTTGGGAGCGACAAGCGCCCAGACGACAGGGTTTACGGCTGAGCATGGGCCATACACAGCCTGAGAGACGAAGAGCTGGCGACCTATGAGCTGGGGTGCAT